CCTGCATTCCCGAAACACCTAACTATGATTTAAAAAAAAAAAGCTGAAACCATTGATATTAATAGGTTTTAAACACTCTCGCCATTACATAAACCTAGTTATGTGTTATACTATACATAACTAGGAGGCGGCAGAATGGCTATTATAAACCAGTTTGATAAACGAAGTGGCATTACCTATGTTTACGAATCCATATCCTATTGGGATAAGGAAAAGAAACAACCCCGGGCGAAACGCACACTGATCGGTAAGCGTGATTCTAATACAGGAGAAATCATTCCGACCGATGGTCGTGGCAGAAAACACAAGGAGGATCCGGAAGCTGCTAACTCAAGGAAACCAGGACCGGTACCTATCGAAATAGCTAGCCGCAGGTTTTACGGTACCACATATCTACTGGATGAGATTGGTAAAAAACTGGGTCTAACAGAAGATCTTAAGCAATGCTTTCCCGCTAGCTACAAACAAATCCAATCCATTGCTTACTATATGATTCTTGAATCTGAATCCCCGCTTTTTTGTTTTGAAAAATGGAGCACACTTCATAAGCATCCCTATGATAAAAATATTTCTTCACAGCGCAGCAGTGAACTTTTTTCAGATATTTCTGAAGAAGAAAGAACAAAGTTCTTTATGCTTCAGGAGAAACGACGCTCCGGAGATGAATACTGGGCTTATGATACTACCTCAGTGTCCAGTTATTCCCAAACGCTTCGCCAAGCTCAATATGGCAAAAACAAGGAAGACGATAGACTGCCTCAGATTAACTTGGCACTCGTATTCGGTGAAAAATCCGGTCTTCCTTTCTATTATCGAAAGCTAGCCGGCAACATTCCGGATGTGCGGACTGTTCAAAATCTTCTAGCGGATTTTGCAGTTCTCGGCTTTGATAAAGTGAAACTGGTCATGGACCGTGGATTTTATAGCGAGGCGAATGTCAACGGCCTTCTTAAGGAGCACTTGAAATTCATTGTTGCGATTCAGACAAGCAATTGCTTTGCACGCAAAGCAATCGATACCGTTTATGACAACTTCCGTTCTTTCGAGAACTTCGATGAGCAGCATGAATTGTATTCCAAGACTGTCCTTTCAGAATGGGAATATAAGCAAGAACGCCCCTACAAGAAGGATGTTCTCACAGATAAAAAGCGGGTTTATTTACACATTTACTTCAACATCGATAAGTTTGCTGAAGATGAAACCAACTTCGATCGTAAACTTATGGCTATGCGGAAGGAGATTCTGAGTGGCAAACGTGTTGCGAAACATGAGCGATTCTACAAGCAGTATTTCCAAATTAAAGAAACTCCGATTCGTGGCTTACAGGTTACTGTTATAGAAGATGCAGTGAAGGCGACAAAACGTTATTATGGCTACTTCACTTTGATATCCAACGAAAAGATGGATGCCATGGCCGCACTGGAATTATACAGAAACAAAGATCTCATCGAGAAAGCCTTTGGTAATATTAAAGACCGCTTAAATCTTCGCCGCCTATTGGTGTCATCTGAGAAAAGCCTTGACGGAAAACTCTTCGTTGCATTTGTCGCGCTCATATATTTATCTTATCTCAAAAAACACATGCATGAAGCAGAACTTTATCAAAACTATACGATTCAGTCTGCCTTGGATAAACTTGATATTATAGAATGTTTTGAGTATCCAGGCTACGACCTTAGGGTCGGTGAGGTTCTTACAAAGCAAAAACAAATTTACGAAGCACTAGGCATCACCCCGCCTGCATAGTTATGTGTTGGCGGGAATCCAGGATGCTAATATAAGGGTGTTCAGAAAACTGAACCATAAAAAGAGGAGGTGAAAACAAAGTGAGTTTCGAATACAACAAATTGCGTGGTCGAATCAGAGAAAAATTCGCTACACAGGAAGAGTTCGCTATTGCATTGGGCATGAGTACAGTTGCTTTGTCGAGCAAATTAAACGGACACACTTTCTTTACTCAACCGCAAATAAAAAGGGCGTGCGAGCTTTTATCAATAGAGCCAGGCGAAGTTTCGGATTATTTTTTTATTCAAAAAGTTCAGAAAACTGAACGAATCAAAGGCGAATAGGAAGGAGTAACAGCATGAATAGTTTAGTAATTATGAAAGATCAGCAGGCCGTGACAACTTCTTTGAACGTGGCTGAAACATTTGAAAGGAACCACAGAGATGTTTTAGCAGCTATCGATGATTTAAAAGAGGGGGTTGCGGAAAATTACGCAGACCTATTTTGGGATGACTCTTACATTCACCCGCAGAACAAGCAAAGCTATCGCATGATTTTCATGAACCGTGACGGCTTCACGCTGTTGGCGATGGGATTCACCGGCAAAAAGGCGCTCGAATTCAAACTGAAATACATCAAGGCTTTCAATGATATGGAAACCTACATCAAGAAGCAACTCGACATGTCAAACCTCAGCCCGGAACTGCAGCTGATGGCGAACCTGGTAAACAACATGGCTAAACAAGAGTTGGCGCAGAAGCAGCTGAATGAGAAAGTGGACAGCATTTCCGAAATCGTGGCGCTGAACACCACCGACTGGAGAAAAGAAGCGAATGCACTGATCAATAAAGTAGTCCGCATTATGGGAAATACACCCGATGCCCACAAGGATACCAGATCAGCTATCTTCACGGAAGTCGACAGACGTGCTGGAGCCTCACTGGAAACTAGGCTCACGAACAAGCGCCGCCGCATGGCCGATGAAGGTGCCAGCAAGTCAAAGCGCGATAACCTGACGAAAGTCGATGTCATTTCCGATGACAAGAAGCTTGTTGAAATCTATGTCGCTGTGGTGAAGGAGTTCGCAATCAAATACGGCGTTTATAAAAGTGCGATGGAGGTGTGAGAGGGATGGGAAAAGTAGCATATACACTAATAACCCTCACAGCCATTGGTGTGGCCGTGAAGGTGGGAGGGGAAAATTTATGAATAATTTTAATAGTACGGAGGCTTTTCTCCTACAAATTGTCTTGGGCCCTCTGCTTGGTATATCGCTGGTAAGTATCTTGGGAAATTCATGTCTGTCTGTTCCATATTTACGAAGGATCCCAAAATTGGTTTTGCTATGTCTGGATATCCTAACTGTTTTGATAATCTGCTGGCTTCTGTTAAAGATTTTTTGATGATTTCGTCAAAAAAATCAGAAGATTCTTGTAAATTCTGGCGGTAGTTTTCTCTATATTCATTATCTCCAAAAAACAAAGCAGCGCCGGAAGTAGCGACACTGTACTCAGGAACAATTTTAACTATGTTTGGGGGTAATAATTCAAGATTAGTAGTTAGTAATATTTTTAGCGGATCTGTTGTTTTTTTTAACGGTTCTGGAGCGTTATACCAAGCGGCTACAATCCAGTAATAGGTTAAAGAGTTTTTGTTCTGTGATATTAAGAGCTTCATTAGCGGGATGTAGTAATTTTTATAAGCCTTGTCTTTCGTTTCTAGTTGAAAATTATCTTTGGTAGCTTTTCGACCCAGCCAATTAGAGATAAAGATTGATGTTATAGAAACTATAGAACTAATCATTATTTGAATAGGCACTATGTTTTCACCTCCTTTAGAGCATTATCTCAAAGGGAACAAACAAAAGAAAGGAGTGATCAGGATGGAAATACACTTTGATGGACAGTCAACCGAGGAGTTCTTCCAGTGGATGGCTGCAAAAATTCAAGACGTGACCCTTCCGATCGTCAAGGAAACCGTGGAAGAAAGCTTGTTCGATGAAGAGCTGCTGACGCGCAAGGAAGTATCCAAACGGATCCTGAATTGTTCGGTGGACACGGCAGACAAGTACTACTTGTATCAACCAGGCTTCCCATACTGCGAACGAGGCGGGGAGCGGCTTTATCCAAAGAAGGCAGTAGAAAAATGGATTCAAAAAAACACCAAATATAACTGAGAAACGGCCGGGCAGGGCGCATCACAGGAGGAATACACATGAAGATATTTACAAATGAGTTTGAGGATAAGTTGGTCGGATTCATAGGCACAGCAATCGTGATTACTATCGCATTGCTAATATTCGGCATGGCGGGCGGCCTGGAACAGGGGTTAATCTGGTGAAATTGGATTTAAATCACAATGTCGATTTAATTACTTGGCTGCTATTTCGAGAAGATATCCATCATGAAGTGATAGGATTCGGGAACATCTGCATCAAGTGGAAAATTGATGGAGAGTATAGGCCCGTCATGATTTTTGACTACCGCTACAATCTGATCAAATACTGCAATCACTACACCGAAATCGAAAATGCAGGAAGGACCAGGCTTAAGCAGTTGTTTTATGAGTACGGCAATAAAAAAGGAACCTGGGAAGGATGAACGAGTGATGGAAAAGGGAAAATATGTTGAATTGTTGCTTCTTATCGAACTGGCTGAAAACTGCCATCGCGACATGATGATTTTGGCTGCCAAGCATCAGGCAGATGCAGATAGAGCGGCAAGGAAGGCCCGCGCGTTTGAACACAAAGCGGTTAGGTTGCAAAGGCAATTGGAAGCTGCCGAGGATAGCCTATGAATTTATTCGCAGTAACAGACGTGCTAAATGAAGAAGGAGTGTCACACCGAAGTATTTCTCCAACAGCCTTGCGACTGGATTGGCTGATCGACGGTGCTTCTAGGCCGGTAATCGTGTTTGATTTAAAAGCCAACCGCATCACGCCGATGTCTGATCACAAATACATGCCTAAGCAAGACAAGGAGCGGCTCCGGGCAGTCATCAGGCGCTGCAAATTCAAAAATGTGCATTAAAAAAGCCACCTATCGCGAGTAGGTGACTAAAAAAATTATCTATCTAGGAGTGAGTATATCATGAACAGAACAAATTTTGAACGCTTTTTGGAACCGGATGAACCACAGGTATTTGGTTCTGATTGGGAAGGAAACGAAATCTATGAAGGTGATGAATACGTGGAGACGGAGTTGGGCTTAGTCCGGTTTGAGGATATTCCCAAATTTGTGAAGGAGACGCAGAAAGTGATGGTGGCAGGAGAATGAGACAAAGAATACCAACCAAAAATATGAGCCGGGAAGACTGGCTGCAGCTGAGAAGAACCTCTATAGGCGGCAGCGATGTGGCCACAATCCTGGGCTTCAACAAATACAAGAGTCCTTACCAGTTGTGGTTGGACAAGACGGGGCAAATCGAAATCGACGCATCGGATCCAAGTGAGGCAGCTTATTGGGGAAATGTGTTCGAGAAGACAGTCGCGGAGGAATTCACAAGACGCACAGGTGCTAAGGTTCGGAACGATAATCACATGTATTTCCACCGTGAATACGACTTTCTGAGCGCAAACGTGGATCGGCAAGTTGTAGGAGAAAACGCCATTCTCGAATGCAAAACCGCCAGTATGTTCTTATCTGATAAATGGGAGGGTGAGAACATTCCGGATCAGTATATATTCCAAGTGCAGCACTATCTGAATGTCTTGGATAAAGAGTATGCCTATATCGCCGTATTGGTGGGCGGACAGAAGTTTCAGTGGAAGCGAATAGAAAGAGACCAGGAACTAATTGATATAATTCAGGAACGCCTGATTGCGTTTTGGGAGGTCAATGTAAAACAGAATGTTGCGCCACCTATCGACGGCAGTCAAGCAGCAACAGATTTCCTGAAGGAACGATACGCCAACAGTGAAGCGGGAAAAGAAATCACCCTGGCATCTTCCTTCGATGAAACGATCACGCTGTTAAACGAAGCGAAGGCAGCCAAAAAGACTGTCGAGGAAACCATCAGCCTGTATGAAAACCAAATCAAATTGGCGCTAGGTGAGGCAGATGCAGAAATCGGCATCACGCCAACGAACCTCATCTACTGGAAACCCGTCACGACAAACCGACTGGATACGAAGACGCTGCAAAAAGAGCAGCCGGACATTTACGAGCAATATCTGAACGCGTCGCAATCAAGAAGATTAACGATAAAGGGGATCAAATAATATGGCAACGAATTCGAGTTTGAAAAACCAATTACAAAACAACAGCACCCAAGCACCAGGACAAGCAAAGCAGCTGGGCCTGAAATCACTTCTGAATTCTCCGGTAGTGCAAGAGAAATTCCGGGATGTGCTGAAAGAAAAATCCCAAAGCTTTACGGCATCCGTTCTCAGTTTAGTGAACAATGACTCCTACCTAGCACAAAGCGAACCGATGAGCATCATCACCTGTGCGATGACTGCTGCAACGCTTGACCTACCATTAGATAAAAACCTCGGGTATGCCTACATCGTGCCATTCCGGGATTACAAGGATGGCAACAAGCAAAAAGGACAATTCATCCTGGGCTATAAGGGCTACATTCAACTGGCGCAACGATCCGGCCAATATGAAGCTTTGAACGTTATCGAAGTTTATGAAGGCGAACTGCTTTCCTGGAATCGCCTGACTGAAAAATTTGAGTTTGATCCGAACGGGAAGCTGTCTGATGTGGTTATCGGGTATGTCGGCTACTTCAAATTGCTGAATGGATTCGAGAAAACGGTCTATTGGACTAAGCAGGAAGTGGAAGCTCACCGCATCCGCAACAATAAAACCAAAAACAAGACTGAGCTGTCAGGTGTTTGGAAGACAGATTACGATTCTATGGCCAAAAAGACCATTCTCCGCAACATTCTTTCCAAGTGGGGAATCTTATCCATCGAAATGCAAAAAGCCGTTACAACAGATGAAACGGTTCAAACTCTCGATAAGGATACCGGGGATATCCGCGATATTACACCGGATGAGGATTTCGATGCGGAACCTGATCAAGAACCTGAAAAGCTAGGCACCTTTGTCACCGAAGATGGGGAAATCATCAATCTGGAGGACGATGCTGCGCAAGAATCATTATTCGAAGAAAGGACAATCAAACCCAAGGAGTAAATAGAGAGGGAGCTTCCCTCTCTTGATTGTGAGGTGATTAAGAATGGCTATTTACAGGCAGATACAAGTCAGCTATTGGCAAGATGAATTTGTAACGGAGTTAATGCCGGAGGAAAAATATTTTTATCTTTATTTGATGACGAATGATAAGACGTCGCAGTGTGGTGTCTACAGGTTCAATAAAAGGGTTGTTGCTTTCGATACTGGTTGGACCGTTGAAAAGGTAGAGGAAATGCTGCTGAAGTTTGTTGAGTATGGCCGAATTGAATACAATGCTGATGCTCATGAGATATTTCTTAAGAATTGGCTGAAGTATAACAAGGCGAGATCTCCAAAGGTTGCTACTGTGGTTGACCGGGAATTGAAGGATATAAAAACGATAGAGTATCACAACCAAGTTATTGAACTGTGCATACAGTATGGATACCCTATCAAAACAGAAAAGATACCCCATCCATACCCTATCGATACCGTTCCAGAAAGTCCTGATACAGTACCGATACCGAACCGCAATAATAACCAGAATAATAACCAGAATAAGAATAATAACCAGAACCAGAATAACGAGGTGAAAAATTCATATGCTGAAAAACCGGCTCCTGCTGCAGCTAACATCTTCACAATCTATGAAGAAAATTTCGGAATGCTAAAACCATTGATTATTGATTCCTTGGAGCATTGGGAAGAAGACATCGGTCCAGATTTGCTGATCGAAGCAATGCGAAGAGCGTCTCTTGATAACAAACAGTTTAGCTATGCTGAGGGCATCATGAAGAGGTGGGTAAAAGCAAACATCAAGACTTTAGCCGACGTGAAGGCCGAGGACGTTGCGTTTAACAATCGGAAGAATAGCAATGTTCTCAGAACAAAGAAAGAGAATGTACCTGATTGGGCCGAAAATAGCGCACCAGCAACGGAGACGCCACTTGACCCGGACGAAGAGCGGTTGATTAATGAACGCATAGCACGGCTGAAGACCAGTCAGAAGAGGGAGGCATAGGAGATGAATGAACAAACAAGTTTGAATTCAGGATTTCACGCTGAGCCTGATTTTAAAGTATATAACGGATGGATTCTGACTGTTGGGGAATTAAAAAAGAAGTTGGCTGTATACAACGATCATGATCAGGTTAGATTGGATTTTCGTGGGAAAACGCCATTCGGAGAACGGATTGATATCTCCATGCCTATTGAGTGTATTGGTCGCGGTGGCGGTGGTGAGGATGCGGATGGCAAATGGGTAAATCTTATTTACATCAGTGGAAACGGAAAATAGGGGTGCGGCATGATCATCAGCGAAGTTTCCGCGGCAGTTCTGCTGTGCATATTTATAATTTCCGCAATAAAAGATAGGAGGTAGTGGGATGAATAGAGAGATTGAACGGTTATGTGATAAAACGATGCTCAATGATCATGTTGTAAAAAAACATAAAACAATTTTCGGAAAAGGGTTGCTCATGCCTGTTTTCGTAAGTGATGCAGAAGAAGTCGGCATAATCATAGCGAAAACAAAAGAAGCCCAAAAATTAGGCGAAGTTGTACACGTTACAGTGGCAGCGCGATTAGTGAAAAAGGCAAAGGCGTCAGCCTACTTGTCATTCCCGAATAACGAAGATGGCTTGAAAAGCATCGACGTTTTGCGAGAGTGGTTAGATATTCTAGAAGGTTATATCTCAAAGGAGGCAGCCAATGAATAAGCGTCAGATTAAAAAGAAAGTGAAGAAAGCGAAGCTTAATAAAGAATGCGGTTTATTTTTGAGCTTAGAAGACAGGCACTTCATTAGAAATTATGGACCGAAATACCATACGAAAAAAGAGATTGCTGGATTTAATAATTTCTTTGTTGACCTGCCTGGACTTGTTGAAGCAACAGTTAATGGAATAAGAGTTGGACTTGCCGACTACTTTCGAAATTTGGCCAACGCATTTAGACCCGAGGAGGGAAAGTGATGAAGATACTAGACGCTTGTTGCGGCAGTCGAATGTTCTGGTTCGATAAAGAGCACAAAGACACGCTCTATATGGACAACAGAGTTTTATCCGAAACGCTATGCGATGGCCGCCTATTAGAGATTAATCCGGATATGAAAGGTGATTTCCGCGACATGCCATTTCCGGATGGCTCTTTCTACATGGTTGTTTTCGATCCGCCGCATTTGATAAAAGCCGGACAAGATTCATGGTTGGCCAAGAAATACGGATTGCTCGGGCCTGAATGGCGGGAGGATATCGCCCAGGGATTCCGAGAGTGTATGAGGGTGCTGAGGCCAAATGGCACATTGATATTTAAGTGGAATGAAGATCAGATTGCACTACCTGAAATATTAAAGGCGATTGATTACAAACCGTTATTTGGTCAAAAACGGAGCAAAACGCAGTTTCTGGTTTTTATGAAGGAGGACACAAATGCTGAATAAAACACGCAAAAACGTAACGCTGTACACAAAAAAGCGATGCCAACAATGCAAGCTTACTAAGTTATGGCTTGATGAACATGGTATTCATTATAAGACGGTGGATATCATTGAAAACAAGCAGGCAGCTGAAAAAATCAAGCAACTTGGTTATCAAACGGTGCCAGTGGTTGTAATCCACGCTGAGCCGGAAACAAGCTGGAGCGGGTTCAGGCCGGACGTACTGGATGGCGAATTCCTATGACAACAATCGAACTCGCAGGGATCGCAATCATTATAGCCACGGTAGTTGGATATTTAATCCTCAAATTTCTATAGGTTTAAATAAATGACAACAGTAATAATAAATAAGAGGAAGAGGGCTTCCAACCATTCATTTTTTATAAGGTATATCCAAAACTCTAGGTCAGTTTGATATTGATTATGGTTTAAGCGGTATGCATTATTTCTTAAAGGAAGGCCTATGTCACGGCAAACGGTATCGTATCTCATAGAAAATCTCTTTGAAAAATATTGCCAATTTTCCATGTAATTCGAATTATCAGAATCACGCATTCGTTCTGCATAATGTTTTACTGAAGGGTAATAATAGTAGTTTGCAGAATCACATATGCTTACGATTTCATTTCCAATTTCTCTAACTTCCACCAAAGTTACATCCTTGGAATAAAGTTTGTACTCGACCAATGAATATATTTTGCTGTAACAATTATCGAAAATAAGTCTTGAAGTTCTTTGTTTCTCTGGTTTTGCGACGTGTTTAGCGGCAATCAAACTTGTTAATAATGATAACAACACGGTGATGGCTATATTAATTATCGATAATGTACTCTCATTAGAAGCCATAGCTTTTCTCCTTAATAAATTTATCAAATATTAGTATACCTTATATTTCAGGTATAGGAAAAAAATCATCAATTGAAAGTGAATATGAACTATCCAAAAATGGAGGCTAAAAAATGATTAATAATGTCGTATTAGTTGGGCGGATTACGAAGGAGCTTGATTTGAGATATACGCCAGCAGGCAAAGCAGTCGCACGCTTCAATTTAGCAGTCAATCGAGATTTCAAAGATGCCAACGGAGAGCAACAAGCGGACTTCCCAAATTGCCAGGTATGGGGAAAGACAGCGGAAGTCATGGCGGACAACCTTCGGAAAGGTTCTCTGATCAGTGTGGCCGGACGGATCCAGACAGGCAGCTACGAAAAAGATGGTCAGCGGATATACACGACCGATGTCGTCGTTGAAAAATTCCACTTCCTGGAGGCGAAAAATGATAATTCTAATCATTCAAGCGGTCAACAGCACCAAGGGAATAACCAACAGAATTCTAGTGGCTATCATCAATCAGCTGATCCATTCGATAGCGCTGGCGAGTCTATTAATATTAGTGATGATGACATTCCATTCTGAGAAAGGGGGCGCAAATGATGAGGATTAATGAGAGATATGACGAAGAGAAGCTGAATGCAGAAATTGAAACAAGGGGCATTCATGCAAATTCGATAGATTCCTACGCAGAGGATAGCCAGTTTATGCGGCACCTGCGGACGCTGGACACGCGACACTTGACTCCCGAAGAAGTGAGAAGACTGATCAGGATAGCCGAAAAGGGCATGAGCGTGAGGTTTGGCGTCGAAAAATGGCTGGCCGACATAAAGAGAAGTGAAGCTGAGAAAATCGCTGACAAGTCAATTAATAACGGTTTGAAGTATAGCGAGATTTATCGGAGATTGAGCAGCCGGCTAAGAGGGATGAGGTGAGGCGCATGAGCAAGTACGGAGCAAAAAAAGTCACACTGGACGGGATCACGTTCGATAGCAAGGCTGAATCGCGATATTACGAGTACCTTCTTAAACTCAAAAAAACGGGGGTTGTGGAAGATTTCGAGATGCAAAAGGCATTTACCTTACTGGATAGGTTCGCGCATCCGCAGACTGGCAGAATCGTGCGAGCGATAACCTACAAGGCTGACTTCGAAGTGATTTACGCAGACGGCCATGTTGAGGTGGTCGATATCAAAGGTTTCCTGACACCTGAATTCAAAATCAAAGCAAAAATGTTCATGTTCCGTTATCAAATTCCGTTAGTGCTGCTGAAGTGGAGTGCGGCAACTAAAAAATTTGTGGAAGTCTAGGAGGAGATTGTATGGCTTTTAATTTCTTTGTTCGCAAAAAGGATATCCAAGAGCAGGTGGAGCCGCAAAAAAATAGTTTGATCGATGCGGATCTGTTGCTCATTCAAATAGGATTGATGCAGCAGACCTATTTCAGCCTTGCAAAGACCAGGAGCGGTAAAGGCGAGCCGAGAGGATACTGTCGAGCGCTCAAGGACATCGAAGCGATAATCAGGGACATGAAAGATACCGAGGTAGCCAAATGAAATTACCTGAATTCCCAAAGAGGAGGAAGCTCACATTGCCGGAAGAAGAACACAACAAAATGATGGACCAGTTTCAGAATAAAGTGTTTGAGCTAGGCTTTACGATGAAATGCGATGACGGAGTGTACAGGATTTACTTGGATGGCATGCGCGTTTATTCCCTTAACAAAAGGACTTACAAATACAACAAACATTGGTATGCCAAACAAACGACCGACGATCGCATAGACCTTCTGGAAATCGTCCTATATAACTATTTTGGCCCTGGTGGAAAGGGAAGTTCGCTGATTATTCCGAAGAAAGTGGGTGATCAGAATGGCCTTCTCGAATGAATTTTATGATTACCTGGAAGAGCTGCCCGAAAAATGGGAACTGCTGCCAAATGATGATATCCGTATCATAAAGTTGCACGCACTGGCTGGGGTAGAAGTAGGCAAAAAGATTAGCGGCTACGAGCGCAAAATTAAGCCCATTCACATATTTAAAGATGGCGTGCTTGTGATGACGGCGCAGCGCATAGGGGAAGCAGAGGAGTGCGTCAACAGCAAACGGGATTCGATATACAAATGTCTGCGTGGCGAGCGCAGGAGCGTGAAAGGGTACACGTTCGAATATGCAGAAAGAGGTGGATGTAATTGACGGAACAAATACCAGAAAAATGGATTGAAGTGATTACAGCAACGGTACTGAAAGAACAGAAGAAACAAGAGAGTATTGCTTCCAAGGAACAACATGATCGACGTTTTCGAAATACCGAACTCCTCGTGAAAAATTACCGTAAGTTGAGCGCGCATTGCGAGAACTTACCAGAACAAATTGGAATCATACATCAAGAAATAGATATGGGATTATTGGAACACATTGACCTGGATCTGAAAGAGGTAATGAAATCCAAACAGAAAACAAAAATGATCATGGATTATATCGATGCCATGTTGGGTGCGTACAAAACCTTGGCCGAACGAGGCGGGGAAGTCGCAAACCGCAGGCATAAGATCCTCCGTGATATGTATCTAAAACCGAACTACGAAAATCCAACAGCGTTGATGGAGCGCTACGGCGTCGAAAAGACGACTTTATATAAAGATTTGAAAAAGGCAATTGAAGAGTTTTCCGTTGTCCTCTTTGGGATTGATGCCTATGTTTTGCAGACGAGTGGAAAAAGAGTGGACGAAAGGTGAACTAAAAAGGTATATACTGTCTTTGAAGGGGTCTGCTTAAAATCAGGCTCAAAAATCTCCTTTTTTATTGATTCGCCCCGCACATTTGTGTGGGGTTTTTGGTATGATATAACAAAGGAGGTGAATTTTATGAGTTTAACAGTTTATCAAAGACAGGTGTTGTTAAATCAACACAAAATATTGGAAATGTTGTCAAAGGAAATTGATGACAAGGAATACCACAAAATGATGCAAGAGGTATATCAGTCTGGTTACGAGTACGAATACTTTGAGCACGGTCCATACAAAGATGAACTTTCGGAAGAAGATTGCAAATTTGTGTATGAAGTAATAAATATGTATGATGATTTGTATTTTTATTGGAAGTCTAACGAAGAACTAAAAAGTAATGTAGACAAATACAAAGTTATGTTTTCGGGGTTTGATTTGAATGATGGATATGAACATAAGCTGTATTCGTTTGCCAAATTCCTAATTAAAGACTTATATAGGTTGAATTAAATACTTTACATCCGCACGCACAGTCGGTCAATCACCTCAAGGGGACGCCCGTTCACATCGGCTAAGAAACCGCGGACCGCCTGTTTGATTTTCTGGACGTGGTCAAAAAAAACATTGTTGATGACCGATTCCTTGAGCCACTTCCATACGCCTTCCATTAGGTTCAACTGAGGGCTGTAGGGAGGGAGGAAGATGAGTGCCAGGCGCCCAGCGTTTTCTTTAAGAAAAGGCTGGATCAGCTTGGCGTGGTGGATACGGGCATTATCCAATACCATCATGATTTTTCCGGTGGGGTATTCCCGCAACGTCCGCTCCAAAAAACGGAG